ATCACCGTGATTAGGACCCTCAAGGAAATCTTTGGGGAACACACAAGGGAACTATGAAGAATAGATGCACCTGCGCGGTGTGTCTATCAAGAGAGGAAGTTGTTGTGCAAGAAGAAAACTTATTTGAAACCGACGCCGAGAAGGCCAAGCGGGTTCGATACGAAAAGCAAGAGGAAAAGCGGGCTCCAAAGATTCAGCCCGATCAAGTCATCACCCTCAACGCATGGCTGATTGGCGTGCTGGTTGCCTTTGTCGCGTCGGCTATCGTGTCGTTCAATGGCATTACTGCGGTGGCAGCGTTCGTGGGACTGTCCGCTGGTTGGATGGCGTTCCTGTTCTTTTTCTTTATTGAGCTTATGTATCTGTTATTCCTGGTTGCATACTTGCTGCTGGAATCCAGAGAGGGCGAGAACAGCAGGGGAGCTTTGGCCGGAATGATATTCTTCGCGGCCATCGCCGTGCTAGCTAACGCCTTCCACACCTTTGACTACTGGGAGTGGGCGTTCACCGAACCTCGCGCCTGGGCCGGTGTGGTGCTATCCGTGTCCGCACCTATTGCAATTATCTCCGCAAGCAAGATGGCTAGCCGTGTGATTTTCGCAAAAGCGCTGGTGGTCTAAGCCCATGGCAATCAACTACGTTATGGCAATAGACCCAGGCAAGGCGACCGGAATTGCCATTGGTCGCTACTCGGACATGATGCCGATGGAGATTGTTTTCACTGGTATTGTCAGCGATGGCGTGCGCGGTGTTGCCTTGTGGTTACATCACACGCGAGACGGTAAGACAATTATGGAAAAAGATTGCTCATACAATTACCCCGAAGACTACGACGATCTTGACTACCATCTTGACGTTGTTTGCGAGAATTTCAACTTGCGCGGAGGAAACTTTACGCCAGACCTGGAGCCCGTGCGCATTGAGGGAGTTTTGATTGACCACTTCGGCAGCGTTCTGAGCTGGCAGTCACCATCGCATAAGTCACTGGTTGGCGATAAGTTTTTAAAGGAGCACGACCTGTGGCTGACTGGTAAAGATGTGGGCCACGAGGATGGCAGGGATGCTAACGATGCCCTCCTTCACCTTTTCGCCTACGCAATGAAAACAAAAAGCAGGCCGACACTAGAGGCTTACTGGAAGTAATATGCCGACTTACGACTACTTGTGCAAGTGTGGGAACCTAGAAGAGATTTTTCAATCCATGTCAGATGACGCACCAAACTGAAATAGTTGTGGTAAATTGATGCACAGAAAGCCAGCCGTACTAGGAGTATCTTTTGAAGGACACGGTTGGGGAGGAGATAAAAATGATTGACAAAATCGAAGAAGCGTTTAGCAATTACAAAATTAACAAGATGGTTGACCCAGCCACTCGCTACTCGAACGATGAGCGCGAAGTGTTTGCCGCCGGATGGTCGGCCTCGCAGAAGCGCCCCACTTCTACTGTAAAAGAATCCGTTTGGGTTCACGCACCGGTCGCGCCAGATGATGACCCGGAATAGGTAAGCAACAAAAAAAGCCCCCGCCATAACGACGGGGGCTTTTTGCTTTTAGATTCTTAAATCACCAGCCTTCTTGTCTATGCGGACGAAGGCTTTCTGTCGTACTGGAGTACGGACGTGAGCAGGGACATAAGAGTAGCGAGTGCTGAAACACCCAGCACCTCGACGAAGTTAATGTCGATGATCGACAGTGCCGCGCTTGCGGTGATGACACCGAGCATGGTCTGTGCGAATGTTTTCACGGCACGCTCTGTGGCATACGTGTGGAACTGCTTGAGCTTATCCATCAGGATTTTCCTCCTTGTTGTGTAATGACTTGTCTTCCCATACTGCACCAAAGATGTAGCTGGTGAGGATGAGTGTAATCAATGCTACACCACCAGTAATAAGGTCGCTGACGTCTGACATGGTTGCTGTCAGTACGGCAATGGTGCCACCGATAAGCATAAATGCGCCGATGACGAAGGACGCGAAGATGTACCTTCTGCGGTTCTTCCAGGTTGGTTTACTCATAATATATTTAAGCCCCTTTAGGTAGGCATTTATTGCATTGCGGATCACAATCGCAGCATCCCGCTACTGACATGAATCGCAATTTAATGCTTCCATTGGATCGATTGGACACTGTACCCCGTTGACGGTTTCAAATTCATTCATTACCCCATTTTACCACCGCTGCGTGTTAGACTTGGGGCACCAATTGGGAGGACCCAGTGAAAATTTTATTTATCGACCTAGAAACTAGCCCTATTACCGCGCATACATGGGGGTTGTGGCAGCAGAACATTTCGATTAAACAAATAGTTGAGAGTACGCAAGTCATCTGCTTCGGCGCACGCTGGTACGGGCAGAAGAAAGTAACCTTCAAGTCGGTTCATCACGACGGGCAGAAAGAAATGCTCAAGGAACTGCACGCACTCATGGAGGAGGCTGACGCTATCGTCGGTTGGAACTCCAAGGGCTTCGACCACAAGCACATTCGGCGCGAGTTCCTGGAGGCTGGACTAGCACCGCCATCGCCAGCCAAAGACATCGACCTCATGCTGGAGGTCAAGCGCAACTTCCGCTTCCCTTCGAACAAGTTGGATTATGTGGCACAGCGTCTCGGTGTTGGTGCCAAGGTGGAGCACACCGGGTTCCAGTTGTGGCTCGACTGCATGGCCGGTAGCGACAAGGCGTGGCGCATGATGAAGAAGTACCAGATTCAGGACGTTGACCTGCTGGTTGATCTTTACGAAATCCTACTGCCATGGATGAGACACCCCAACATGGCTATTGGTGTCGAGGGCACTGCGTGCGTGAACTGTGGTAGCGAAAACATTCAGCGCCGTGGCTACGAGAACTTGAACACCGGCAGGTACCAGAAGTATCAGTGCAACAGTTGCCACAAGTGGATGCGTGGCAAGAAGGCAGTAGCAACTGCGGAGATGCGATCGCTATGAGCAAGGCAATCTGTCTTAGGTGTGAGACTTTCATGGAGTCCAAGCACCGGCACGATATGGTGCGGTGTGAATGCGGCAAGTCGTTCCTCGATGGCGGAAATGATTACTTCCGTGCGGGTGGTCACACCGTGGGCATTCCAGCCGAGGAAGAGTGGATGACGCCAGAAGAGTTCCTTGCTTACCTAGACTCAATGGGAGAAAAGTGAGCGCGGAAACTTACGAGATACTCCAGGAAGCCATCAGTATGCACGTGGGGGAGGAAATGGGGGAGGAGGTATCCGTGGTCAAGGACTGGGTTCTCGTGGCTTCTGTGGCCGATCTAGACGCTCGTGAAGGGCGTGAGCAGATAGTGTTGCACCGATCGCCAGGTACATCACTGTACGCCGTTAGCGGCCTGCTTCAATGGGGCGCGGCAACAATCAGCCCCGACGACTTTATGGAATAAGGCGAGTCAGGAACGGGGCTAGTGCGGCAAGTAGCCCAAAGCTACCGACGGCCCACCCGACGCGCATCTCAAGCTTACGGATACGAACTTCGTGGTCGGTGAGCTTCTCGCCCTGGGACGGCAAACTATTGGCGAGCTTCTCCAAAAGAGACTTCATCTCTTGTTGCTCGCGATAAACATCTCGCAAGGTAATCCTTAAGCTGGTCGATTCTGTGTCTTCGCCGGACATTCTATATCGAGCCTTTGTTGAGGCGACGCTGTAGTTCGCTGATTGTAAGCCTGCCCCATTTGCCGTCAGGCTTGACACCTAACTTGGACTGCACAGCCTTGCGTGTGTTGGGTCCCATGACACCGTCAACGGTTACGCCAGCCCAGCGTTGAATCGCACGGTAGGTCATCTTGCCGGGGACACCATCGGGTCGTCCCGCGTCGTGACCAGCCGCGTTGAGTGCGGTCTGCCACTGCTTCCAGGTGGCTTTGTCGAGCCTGCCGGACACCCTGTTGACCGGTGCGGGTGCTTTGCCATCTAAATAAAGCTCGGGATCGAGCACGTCACCCCAACGCCCACCGCGACGACGAACTTCGAAGTGAAGGTGGTTGCCAGTAGACGCACCTGTCGTGCCGGACTGATAAATAAAGTCACCGGTTTGTACCCGTTGGCCCTTCTTGAGGGCTGTTGCGTGAGCGCCGTGGTAATACACGGTGACAATTTCTCCATGGTCAATAAGTACGGTGTGCCCTCCACCTGTCCTTGAGTAGCCCACTTTGCTTACAACCCCGTCGGCAGCAGCGGTAACAGGAAAGCTACCGGCTACATCCACACCATTGTGAAATTTCTTCTTTTTTGAGATGGGGTGAATACGCCATCCGAATGGGCTGTTTTTGTTAATGGACTTATCGGCAGGCCACGGGGTCTGAAGCTTCATAGCTCTATTTTACCAGCAGTTTTATTTTAGCCAAGGCTAAACATGGCGTCAATGGCGTCAGCAATTTCGTTGGTTGCCGTACCGCCACCACCGCCACCACCGCTGCCCGGTGCCGGGTAGATGGTAGCCATTAAATGTCCTCTAGGAAGATGCGAATGAGCGCCGCTTTGGATTCGTTGACGTCTGAGATGACGTACAGCCGGTCTTTGGGGTTCAGCTCGAACGAGATTCCAGCACCGGGAACCAGCTTGAAGCCGTAATCCGAAGCTGTCACAGTGGACGCTCCGACGAACACGTTAGCGGTGTCGTCAACGTTCTGCACGGTAACGTCCAGCCCGGAGTGGTTTGCGCCAGGGCTTAGCTCGGTAGCGGTCGCGTTGCTAAGGGTAAGAAGATCGTGAAAAGTAGCCATATATCTATTCTACCTCAGCTTCCGGTACCTCTACCCAGTCACCAGCTTCTTCATCCCAAACATGTACACCCTCAGCAGGGTAGGCGATAGGTGCAACCCATAGGCAAGTGTCCTCATCGAGTA